GGAAGTATTTCCGCGACGTCTTCGGGTGGACGCTCGTCCCGCAACAGGAGCGCGCGCTCGAAGTCGTCGAGCAGCACGACCGCGTGATCCTGCGCGGCGGCAACAACCTCGGCAAGACGGAGTGGCTCGCCGGCTACGGGATCTACTGCTTCGACGCCGTCGCGGCGCTCGCGAACGAAGACGAGGGGCTCGACGAGCGCGGGTGCTTCCTCCTCCTCCTCGGCCCGGACCACAACACGATCCAAGGCACTGCGTACTCCGCGCTCCTGCGCATGCGCAAGCGCGCGCTGCGCCGCGGGTTCCCGCTCCCCGGTGAGCCGTCCGACCGCTCCGTCTTGTGGGCGCCGCGCGGCGAGGACTGGCGCGTCGAGGCGTTCTCTCCGCCGCGCGAGTCGCAGACCGAGCACGGCGACCGGATCTTCATGGCGGGTGCCAGCGGGCGCCATCATCTCAACCAAGTCGGCTTGATCGAGGAAGCGATGGGCATCACGGAGCCGCTCCTCGTCTCGACCGAGGGCATGTGCTCGACGCGCGGGAACAAGATCATCTGCGCGCTGAACCCCGACGTGCCCGTGGGACCGATCTACGACCGCGAGCAGAGCCGGGCGTACGCCGTCGTCGAGTGGGACGCCTTCGAGCATCCGAACGTCGCGCGCCGGCAGTACGTCGTGCCGGCGGCGATCGACTTCCACGTCGTCGACGACGCCGTGCGGACGTGCCGCGACCGCGGCGCCGCGACGGACGTCGCGCCCGACACGACGTACGGCGACTTCTTGTATGCCCTCCCGCCGCCCGGCGCGGAGGAGGTCGGCGCGCGAGTCGACGGTGTCCTCGGACACCCCGAAGGGACGCCGCACGTCTACCGCCCCACGGCGCGCTTCAGCGCGCAGCGGCGCGGGAAATGGCCGACGTCCGCCGAGGACCGGCTCTTCGATCCCGGCGCGCTCGACGAGGCGATGCAGCGCTGGCGCGCGCGACCGGCGACGGACTTCGCGACGCCGCCCGACGCGCTCGGCGTCGACCCGGCCGGCGAGACCGGCGCGGACGACCCTGTGGCGTGTCCGCGGTGGGGCTTGTCCGCCGAGGCGCTGCTGCTCCTCTACGCCGGCTGCAGCGGCGACGCGGCGCAGCTCACGGCGCTGCGCGCCGAGCGGCGCGCGTGGGTCGGGACGCTGCAGGTGATGCCGAAGGGCGACGGGCCGGACTTGGCGACCGCGATCAGCGGGCGCTTCCCGCACAAGGAGACCGCGTGGTGCGTCGACGAGACCGGGCTCGGGGCGTCGTGCTTCAGCTACGCCGTCAAGGTGCTGCGCGCCCGCGCACGCGGCGTGTCGTTCGGCGCCCGCGCCCCGGAGACCTACGTGCCGGGGATCCTCTACTGCGAGAACGTCCGCACGTGGATGTACGTCACCGCCGCGGAGTGCGTGCGCCTCGGGCTCGTGGACCTGCCCGACGACAACGAGCTGCGCAAGGAACTCGTCGCGCACGAGGTCATCTACACGCGCGGCATCATCATGGAGGTGCACGACCCGGTGCGCGGGAAGGTGAAGGAGCGCAAGCCGTCCGTGATCCTCATCCCGAAGAAGGAAGTCAAGAAGCGGATCGGGCACTCGCCGGACCGCGCGGACGCCTTCGTGCTCGCATGCTTCGGTGCGCCGCGCGCGCTCATGGAGTACCATTCCCCGACGGCGCCGCGCGCCGGGCGCCTCGCGAGCGACGAGCACGCCTTGCAAGAAGATCAGCACGACAACCACGGGTGGGGCAATCACCACGGCGGGCGGCTCGGGCACTTCGGACCGGGAGGGTGGTAACGTGCCGAATAAGTACGAAACGACGTATATTGCACTATACGCGTGGTCAAATATCTTCCCGAAAAGTTCTATTTATTTCACCTTTACACGCGTCATAAATCTGTGTACGGGAGAGTGGCTCTCGGTCGAGTTGTTGACGGAGCGGGGCTACGATGAATGCTGACCACGCACTGTCACGTCAGAAAATTGGCGTGTGCGTCACGTGCGGCGGCGACGTCACGCTTGGGAACTTGCACGACGCGAGCGTCTGCGCGCACCACTGCTGGTGGAAGCGCTGCGCGGCGCTGCCCGAGGCGTATGATCTCAGTTTTTCACCCGGTGCGGTCGAGAAGGCGTGAGGTGATGTTCCTCGCGTGGTTGATCATCGTGTGGATTTTAAATTGGAGGACGTGATGCTCGACAAGTGGTTCATGAAGTACGGTGATGTCGCGGCGCTCGTGGTGTTCATCTTGAGTGTGCTCGTGATGATCCTCTTTCCCCTCCACCACGCGCACGGGCAGCAGTGCGCCGCGCAGCCGAACCAGGATATCTACACGACGATGCACGTCGGGGAGAACGGCATCGTGACGGTGCGCTTCGACGCGGACGCGTCGAACAACGAGCCGTACGACGTCGAAGAGGTGCAGGTGGCCCTCTCGTGCATCGCGTTCCGTGACTGCCTCTACGACGAGAACAACCAAGATCACGCCATGCTGCTCTACGGCGGTGACGGGCAGTTGCAGAACGTCGACTGCGGCGCGGGCGGTGGACACTGGCATTCCGACGACCCCTTCGGTGGTGCGGCGGGCACGGTGATCTTCCGTCCGGACTTCTTCACGCAGATCCTGCCGGGGCACACGTGTACGTTCCAGTACGCGGTGCACGTCGACGGGTTCGGCCTGCCGCCGCGCGCGGTCGTGACGAACGAGATCGAGCAGGTCGGGAGCTGCGCGGGCAGCTTCGAGAACTACAGCGCGGGTGAGTCGCAGGACGGCTACATCACGGAGCCGCTGCCGACGCCCGCCCCGGTGTGCTCGCAGGTGCGGGCGCGGAGGATCGTGCGATGACGTGGGCAGAAGCGTTTTGTCGCGTTGGAGAAGCATTTGCTTTTACGGTGCTCGTCATTGGTATGTTTTGGGGATTGACAAGACCATGAACGGACGACGAGCGCGCGCGTGCCGGCGTGCCATCTATCGTGACGGTTTGAGCCCGCGCTTCCGTCGGTACGGACTCGCGCGGCACTTCTACGCGCGTGGTAAGCTGCACTTCGCGCAGGGCGGTGACTTCATCGTCGACCTGCTGCGCGTCGCGTACCGGAACTTGAAGCGCGGGAAGGTGCTGCCGCGATGATCACGACGGGTGTCAACGCGCGCACGGCGCCGGAGAAGGTGACAGGCGTGCCGGAGACGGTGGCGTGCGTTAACTGCGCGGCTGCATGCGCGCCGTTCGGCCCGCGCGAGATGGTGGAAGTCTCGCGCGTCGAGACGGAGCGCCGCGTCATCGAGCGCACGTTTCGCTGCCCCGGCTGCGGGTACGTGGAGCACTACCATGAGTAGCGCGTGGTGGGCGATCGAAGGAGCGGTGCTCGGCGCGGTGTGGCTCGTGCTCGCGTCGATCGTCGGCGTCTTCCTCGCGTGGCGCTTTGGGACGCGGCGATGAGTGACTACGACTTCTTGCATCGAGTACGCCTCGGCCTGCCCGTGACGTGGTGGTGCGCGATCGCCGCGTACGTCCTCGCGCTCGCCTTCGCACTGTGGATCTCCGGTTGTGCGTTCGGCAGTGTGAAGCCGAACGAGGTCGAAGGCTTCGCGTACGGCGGCGCGGGACTGCACTCGCGCCCGTGCTCCTGCGCGCTGCCCACGGCGACGCCGGTGCTCGGGCGCCCCGCCTTCGCGGAGACGCCGGGACCGACGCCGGAGCCGACGGAGATCGCGGAGCTGTCCATCGAAGCCGGCGGCGGGTCCGCGGGATGGTGGACCGCGCTGCAGACGGCGCTCTCGGCTGTGGCGGGGTACTTTGCGCTGCACGGAGGACTGTGATGACAGGTATAGGCGTGTGCTTCGCGCTGACGTTCGTGTGGGTCGTGCTGATGATCGGCATCGCGCGGCGCTCGGACGCGTCGAGCCTCGTCGTGACGCTGGTGTGGATCTTCTTCCTCTCGTGCACGCTCCTGTACTGCTACCCGCGTCCGTCGTGGTCCTTGCGATCGTGCGTTGCACACTGCGGGTGCTCGGTGGACAATAGCAGCGGAGGACAAGGCTGATGGGTCTCTTTCTCTTGTACTGGCTCGGCGTGTTCTACGCGTGGTGTTTACGCGTGAAGGAGCGCTTGCATGGCTGAACTCGTCGACGCCTACGGGCGCCCGGTCGACAAGAGCGTACTGAAGGAGCCGCAGGCGGCGCCGACGTTCACGGGACTGCGCAACATCTATACGGCGACGCACCCGGCGGTCGGACTTACGCCCGAGCGCCTCTCCGCGATCATGATCCAAGCGGAGTTCGGTGACCCCTTTCTCTTCCTCGAACTCGCGCAGGACATCGAGGAGCGCTACCCGCACTATAACGCGGTACTCGGGACGCGCAAGCAGGCCGCGGCGTCGCAGGAAATTCAGATCGAGCCCGCGTCGAAGGACCCGTACGACAAGAAGATCGCGGATTGGGTGCGCGGACTCATCTTCGACGACTCCGGTCTGACGCTCGAATCGGCGATCGTGGACATCCTCGACGCACTCGGCAAGGGGTTCTCCGCGACGGAGATCGTGTGGGACACCTTCAAGATTGCCGGGCGCCTCGTGTGGGTGCCGACGCAGCTCAAGTGGCGCGACCCGCGCTGGTTCATGTTCGATTGGATCAGCGGCGAGCAGATCCTCGTGCGCCGGTGGAAGAACGAGCAGTCGATCGATACGACGACGAGCAGTGAACTGCAGGACCAGCGGCGCCGGAGCCTCCTCCTCATGGAGCAGTCGGCAGACGGCGCGTACATCGGCGTGCAGCCGGCGACGGAGCCGCTCGAACCGTACAAGTTCATCACGCACATCGCGAAGGCGAAGTCTGGTCTGCCGATCCGCGGCGGGCTCACGCGCTCGCTCGCGTGGGTCGCCCTCTTCTGGAACTACACGATGAAGGACTGGGTGACGTATGCGGAGCGCTTTGGTATCCCCGCGCGCCTCGGGAAGTACCCGACGGGTGCGAACGACGCGGACAAAGCGGCGCTGCTGAACGCGTGCGCGCGCATCGGGAGTGACGCGACGGCGATCATCCCCGAGGTGATGAACATCGAGTTCCTCATCGCGAAGGGCGGCGGTGGGACGCGGCAACAAGCGGTGTTCCAAGACTTGACGCGCTACATCGACGACCTCGCGAGTAAGATGGTCCTCGGGCAGACGCTCACGACGGACACGCCGAAGGGCGGCGGAGGGACGCGCGCGCAGGGGCGCGTGCATGACCGCGTACGCCATGACATCATGGCGTGGGACACGAAGCGGCTCTCGCAGGTCCTGTCGCGCGACCTCGTGCGGCCGATCGTTGACCTCAACCTCGGGCCGCAGCGGCGCTACCCGTCGATCATCATCGGCGTGCCGGAAGACATCGACTCGAAGATCTTCGTCGACAGCGTGGTCGAGCTGGTGGACCGCGGGCTCGACATCGGGCAACAGACGGTACGCGAGCGCGTCGGGATCGCTGCACCTGTGGACGGTGACAAGTTACTCCACCCGAAGCAGGCGGCGCCGAAGAGCAAGTTGGACGGCGACGGCGCACCGCCGGAACGCAGCGCGCATGCAATTGATGACGATGACGACTTCATCGAACCTGTGCCGTCACTGGCGGTGAACGATGATCGGCGTCGCGTCGCGCGCGTCGTCGTGCAGCGTGACGACGGCGTGGTGTACCTCTACTCGAATCCTGACGACACGGCGGCACTGTGCATGTTCCCCGGCGGCGGCGTGGCGGAGGGGGAGACATTCCGCGCCGCGGCAGTGCGCGAGGTGCAGGAAGAACTCGGGCTCGACGTGCAGCTCGTGCGCTGGCTCGCAGACTATGCGGACGAGCACGCATACCGGCGCTACTATCTTGCGAAGGTCATCGGCGGGCGCGTGCGACTCATGGACGCGGACGGGAGCGGGCGCGTGCGTGTGCAGATGCGGTCCTTACAATCGGCGGAGCATCACCTGACGTCGCCGTACGATCGTGCGGCGCTCGCGCAGGTGCGCGGTCTGCGGCGACAGACGGCACAGGTCTCCTTAGAGTCCATCGTGTCTGCGCAGAGCTACGATGAGGCGCTCGACATGCTCAACGCGGGAGACGACGCGTGATGCTGAACATCGAAGAGGACAACTACTACGATCCCGAGGTGCTCGGGTGCGTTGATCTCGCGCCCGGTGCGTCGACGAACGCCGACGACTGGCAGAAGCGCCTCGCGATGCGGATGATCAAACGCGCCTACGCCGACCTGTGCGGGTTCGAGGCGCAGCCACTCGATAAGGCGAGCGCCGCGGCGTGGATCGAGTCCGTCGCGTGCGGTGGTGTATCGTTCGAGGCGTGCTGCACGGTCCTGCGCGTCGACGCGGCGTGGTTGCGCGCGACACTGTTGCAGCGAGCGAGTGAGCATGGGCGCGCGGTACGTTGAGATCTTCGAGGGAACGATTGCTGCGAATGTCAGCGTCACTGGTGACGTCCTGAGTGCGGCATTAGAAGGTCCTCACGCAGAGCTGCTCCTGCGGATGGCGTTGTCGTTCGTCTTCGCGTCGCTGCTGTGTGGAGACGACGCCGCGGTGTCCGCCGTGTGGACGCTCGTCGACGAGTGCAATACGCTCCTCGATCACATTCAAGTGCAGCGGTTACATTAGGAGGAGAGAGACGTGCTGACGAACGAAGAGCGCAGTGCGCTGCGCCAAGAGATGCGCCGCTTGTATGAAGCGGGCGTGCCGTGGGACGACGCGCGGCAGACGCTGATGCAACAGCGACCGCCGACGGTCTTCAACACGCAGTTGAGCGGACAGCATCTCGCGATCGTTGATGCGATCGTGCAGAAGTGGGTGCCGGAAGAACTCTACCACGTCGACATCGTCATGGCGGACCTCGGAGCGCGGCACGGAGAGTACGACCGAAAGAAGGACGTCGTGCGGTTGAACCCGCGAATCTTCGCGGACCGCAATCACTTGCGCAAGACGCTGCTCCACGAACTCGGGCACGCGTACGCCGCGCACCACGACCTCGACGACGATCCTGCGTTCTTGCAGTTGTCCGGGTGGGTGAAGACGCGCGAGCAGAAAGAGGGGCAAGCGCGCTACGTCGAGAACCGCCCCGGTTGGCCGGCGGGACCGTCGGAGTGGGTCTACAATGAACTCGCGTGGTTCACGCGACCCTACGCGACGAGCGCACCCGCAGAAGACATGGCCGACTGCTTCTCGTGGGTGTGGCTCAAGCGGTTGCCGGCGTTTCAGTACGGCGGGAAGCAGAAACTGCGCTACGTGGAGCAGCACGCCTGACATGGGCTTTCCAGGCATGTTCCCGCATCTGTACCAACCGGCGCCGACGCGCCGCCAGCTTGAAGACGAGGTGTCGGCGTGCTGCGATCGGATGACGGCGGACGAGCGCGTCGCGGAATACGTGCGGCTCCTCGCAGCGGGGATGACGACGTCGCTCGCGCTCGCGACGATCGCGCGGCACGACCGCAAGGACGTCACCGACGATGTGCGCGACGCACTGACGTACCATGTGCTGCGCACGCGCTACGGGTGTCAGCGGCGATGACGGCGATCTTGTGGGCGGTATTCATTGGGCTCGGCGCGCTCGACCTCTACTTGTTCGTGGTCCGCGGGCCGCACGCGACACTGTCGGCGGAGATCCTCGCGGCGGCGCACCAGTATCCGATGATCCCGTTCGTGGTGGGACTCCTCTGCGCGCACCTGTTTTGGAGTCAGCGGTGAAGCATCATCTCACGCGCAACGGGCAGCAGTGGGTGTGCACGCGGTGTCACCGCACGTGCGCGCGGCCGGCAGACTTTGACGCCTATGCGTGCGATTGACGTGCTCGACGACATCCTGACGACGAACGGGGAGATCGCAGCCGTGCTGCACGTGTCGATCTCCTCCGTGCGAAAGTGGCGCCGTGAGCGGCGCATGCCGACGTGGCGCGAGCGCGGTGGTGATCGCTATGGGCGCGGCGCGCGCGTCCACGCGCGCAAGTCGAAGGTGCTCGCCTGGTATCAACGCGAGATCCTCGGGCTCTAGCCCGGTGACATTCTAAGACATACTTCTCGTCTTCTCTTTACCGTCTCTTGTACGGTACGCTCGACATGATGATCGTTCGAGCCTCTGTAGAGGAGATGCCTCATGCGTAATGTGATTGTCTGTATCTGCGCCGCCGCGCTGTTGTCCGGCTGCGCCGCCGTGAAGTTGCAAGGCGGGATGATCGGACCGGATCTGAACCTGCCGCCGGACGGCGTCGGAGCGAAGATCGAGGTCGTGAACACCGCCGACGCGACGACCATCGCAGGCGTTGAAGCGGGTGTCTCGCCGAGCGCCGCCGTGAGTGCCATCACGTCGCCGGCTGTAGGGCTCGTCGGAAAGATCAAGTCGCTGCTCGGTCTCTGATGCCGTACAAGCGCACGAGCGAGCTGCCCGAGGCGGTGAAGAAGTTGCCGCCGCACGCGAAGCAGATTTTCCTGGCGGCGTTCAACGCCGCGTATAAGAAGTACGGTGAGGAGCGCGCCTTCAAGATCGCGTGGTCCGCCGTGAAGCAGAAATACCAGAAGAGCGGCGACCGATGGGTCGCCAAGTCGGCGCGCGAGGAAGTGGTCGGTCCTGGCATCGCCCTGCACGCCACTGAGGGCACTGCCCCGCAGTGGATCGAACTCGTTCCGGCCGGGAAGTTTACCGGGCGCGACGGGCGCGGACCGTTCAAGAATCGCAACCCCGAGCGCGTCATCGCGCAGACGAACAAGCAAGACATGACGGCGGGACTGCCGATTGACTACGACCACGCGACGGACTTCCGCGCGCCGAAGGGTGGGAAAGCACCCGCGGCCGGTTGGCTCCGCGAGTTCAAGGTGAAGCACGGAGCCATTTGGGCGCGCGTCGAGTGGACGCCGGCCGGCAAGAAAGCCGTCGCAGCGAAGGAGTGGGCCTACACGAGTCCGGTCTTCGAGCACGACGACGACGGCAACGTGACGTGCCTCCTGCGCGCGGCGCTGACGAACAACCCGAATCTACGGCTGCAGGCGCTCGCCGCGGCCCGAAGGAGTGCAGCAATGGCATCGAAGGGTATGAAGAAAGCGTCGGACATGGCGAAAGCCGTTGAGAAGGCATTTCCGGACTTCGACCACAAGCAAGTCATTCAGATGATCGAGTACGCCTGCACGATGACGGGTGAACAAGATCCGGAAGACGCGGAAGGCGAGCACGACGAGTCCGAAGAAAAAGAACAGATGCGCCCCGGCGGGAAGGATACCGACGAGGGTGACGAGAAGCCGCTGAAGGTCGGTGATCCCGACAAGGGCGAACTCGACGACGAAGATGAAGACGAGGACGCCAAGAAGGACGACGAGGACGAGGACGAGGACGAGGACGAGGAAGAGGATGAGGACGAGGAAGAGGATGAGGACGAGGAAGAGGAAGAGGAAGAAGAAGAGGACGAGGACGAGGACGAGGAGGAAGAAGAGGAAAGCGCCGAAATGAACGCCGACGAAAAAGACGACGATAAGGAGAAGACCATGACTGTGAGCCCGAAGCGCTTGAAGGAAGCGTTCCCGAACCTGAGCGCAAAGCAACTCGCGAAGGTCGCGCGGCGCGCAGCCGAAATTCACGCGAAGTCCTCGACGCCGAAGCAACCCGCTCGGTCGACGAAGCAGGTCGACTCGAAGGACAAGGAGATCATGACGCTGACCACGCGCATCAATTCGATGGAGCACGACCGCGCCGTAGAGCGCGCGACTGCTGCCGTCGACGAGGCGGTGAAGGCGTTCAAGATCGCTCCCGCGCAGCGCGAGTGGGCGCTCGGATACGCCACGAAGGACCTGAAGGGGTTCAAGGCGTTCGTGAAGCGCCAGCCCGCCGTGATCCGCAACACGTCGGAGACGAGTACCGTCGTGCCCGGCACGAAGGTGTCACTCAGCGCGGCTGAGCGCAAGCTGTGTGCGGAGATGGGCATCGCCGAGAAGGACTTCGCCGCGCACCGCGAGGCAAACGCGTCGAATCCGCACAGCGCGGCATACATGGGTACGCGCGCTGCCGTCTGAGGGGTTTCACCGCGACTGAAACGCGCGCAGAACTGCAACAAGAAAAAGAAGGAGATCGTACATGGCTCTACTGACTGCAGCCCGCAACACTCCGTCGCTCGGGCCGACGAAGAACGTCATTCCGCAGCCCGTCGAGGCGGCAACGCTGCTGTACGTCGGTGGTGCCGTCGCACTCGACGCGAACGGCTACGTCGTGCCGGCGCAGGTGTTCGGCAGCTCGCCGCTGAACGCGTTGCGCGTGTTCGGCGTGTGCAGCGGGACGCTCTACGCGACGCCGGGCTCGAACCCGTTCAACGTGTCGAGCGCACTCATTCCCGGCACGGCACTCCCTGCCGGCGCCGCGGGCGCCATCTTCGCCGAGATCGTGACTGGTGTGTTCCTGTTCGACATCAACGGGTCCTCGATCACGCAGGCCAACGTGGGTGCTCCGTGCTACTTCACGGACGACCACACCGTTGATTCTAGCTCGGACACCGGCGCGCGCCCGCCCGCAGGCATCATCATGGGGTTCGAGCCACAGCCGTACGGTCTATCGACGTCCACGTCGCCGCAAGGTGTGTGGGTCGACATGACGAAGGCACTCGACATCGACGACTGACCATGAGCAATCGCGTCACAACCATCCTCGGCGCCGTGGGGGCAATTCTTGCCTTCCTCGGCGCCGCTCCTGAACTCGCGGGGCTCTGCTCCGCGTGCGCGATCGGCGTCGCTGCGCTCAACGCAGGGATTCAAGTCGTCCTCGGGAAGACGAATACCGGAACGGTGCAAGTGTCAGACAGCGCCATGACGATCCTCGGGGCGGTCAACGCCATGCTGAGCATCGTCATGGCGAACGTCTCGGCTGTCGCACCATTGTGGGCACGGCTTGCACTGGGTGCGTTGAACGCTGCCGTCAGCTTCTTCATTGGGAAGACGCACCCCGGCACCAACTGACAACGTGAGAGGAGAACGGTAACATGGAAATCACCCCCCAAGTATTGAGCCCGCTGTTCTTGACCTTCGAGATGGTCTTTCAGCGCGGCTACAACATGCCGCCGACCTACTGGGAGAAGATCGCTACGAAGGCGAACTCCGGGTCGTCTCAAAATATCTACCCGTTTCTCGGCCGCACCACGCGGTTCCGGGAATGGCTCGGGCCGCGCGTGTTGGAGATGCTCGAAGCACACGGGTACGCCCTCAAGAATAAGACGTTCGAGGATACCGTCGGTGTGAAGCGCGAGGACATCGAAGACGATCAGTACGGTCTACACGCCGATGTTCGAGCAACTCGGGTGGGACAGTAAAGTTCATCCCGACACGCTGGTGTTCGGCGAGATCGTGAAGGCGGTCGCAAACATCGATGCGGGATCTCCGCCGGACGACATCCTCGGGTACGACGGTAAGACGTTCTTCTCGCACGAGCATCCCGTCGGACTCGCCGGAAAGACGACCGCCGTGTCGAACGTCGACGACAGCGGGAGTGGACCGTTCTGGTACCTGATCGACGCGTCGCGTCCGATTCGCCCCTTCATCTTCCAGAAGCGGCGCGAGTACACGATGACGCGGATGAACGCGCTCACCGACGAGATGGTGTTCAACGAGAAGGTCTTCCGCTTCGGCGTGGACTGCCGCGTGAACGCCGGGTTCGGCCTGTGGCAACTGTGCTACGCGTCGAATCAGGATCTGTCGAATCCCGCGAACTACGCCGCGGCGGTCGCCGCACTGCGCAAAATCAAGACCGACGCAGGTCTCCCGTTCGGGTCGTGGGCCGGCAACACCGGGAAGTTCCTCGCCGTGCCGCCGGATCTTGAAGACGTGGCACGCCGTATCTTGAACGCGGAGTTCATCATCGGTGTGGGCGCTGGTGGGCCGCAGCCTGGCGTTGCAGCCGGAGTGACGTCGAGCAATATTTGGAAATCAAGTGCCGATTTGATCGTGAGCGAGTATTTGACACCCCTTTCCTGATGTTGCACTTGGAACTGCATGAATGGTTCAAAAGGACGTCGCTGTGTAGTCGGATGTAAGTGCGGCCGGCACACGGCAAATAGTTTGAAGAATCCTCAACGCACACGGCGCGCACCGTTGACTGAAAAACGGTGCGCGTTGTGTTGTCTGGTGAAGCCGATCTCTGCGTTCGACATTCTCAGAAAAAAATTGAAGAGTGGCATCGCAGAATATCCGGCGTGGGCATGTCGATCTTGTGTGAATGCGATGCCAGCAAAGCGAAAGAAGCAGTACAACTCGCAGAAACGCTGGCGCGCAAAATACCGAGATGAACGCCGCGGTCAATGGAGTGAAAAGCAAACATTGACGAGACGCGTTGGGAAAGCCGATGATAGTATTGAGCGCTTGGAGCAACTCGTTCAGTACTTGAAACATCCGCCGGTTAATGTCTTGATTCGTGCATCGGAATTGCGGTGGGTGGCATGAACCCCATTTGGACTCCAACGACGGTTTTCCTGCTCGGCGACGTGATCGTCGACCAACACGGCAACGTGCAGCAAGTCACGACCGCAGGAACCTCCGGCCTGAATGCGCCGCCGTTCGCTGCCGTCGTCGGGACCACGACGACCGAAGGTCCCGACACCCTCGTGTGGACGTGCGTCGCCGTGCTGCAGCAGGCGGCGACGTACGCCACGACGACGGACATCGTCGACTCGTTTCCCTATCGTGACCTCGTGCAGTTGACGAACGAGGACCCGACGGTTTTGACGATCGACCTCGCGCGGATTCAGACGCAGCTCGCGCAGGCGAGTCGCGTGATCGACAGCTACATCGAGTCGCGCTTCGCCCTGCCGCTGCCGCGTATCCCGGAGTCGCTGCGCGTGGCGTGCATCGACATCGCGATGTACCGCATTCAGTGCCTGCGGCCGATCCATGACCTCGAAGACGCGCGCAAGCGCTACGACGACGCGCTGAAGTTCTTGACGATGGTGAACCAGGAGAAGTTGAGCCTCGGGCTCGATTCATTGGAAAAGCCGGCGCCGGTGGCGACGAACGCGTCGACGCTCACCTCCGGCGTAGCGGACTTGACGACGCGCACGGAGCAGCAGGCGTCGCAGGGACTCGCGCAGGTGTTCGACCGACGCTCGATGAGGACGTTCTGATGGCAACTGTCGTCGTCGGATTTCCCATTGAGGTGCGGATTGACCGCGACGAAATCACGCCGGAACTCGGAAAGATCGTCGCACTCGGGAAGCGCGTCGCGCGCTCCGCGCTGCAGGACATCGGTGAGCGCCTCGCCGGGTCGACGCAGGCACGGTTCGTCGACAGCCGCGGTCCGGTGCCGTCCTTGATGTTCGGACAACCCGCGCAGACGGGTGGTGCGGAGGTTGCATGGCAACCGCCCGCGCCCGCAACGCTGCTCGCGCGCAAGAAGAGCCGCGGCACGAAGCCGCTCATCGACCGCGGCGACTTGTGGCACAGTATTGAATCAAAGGTCGTGTCGGCGGACGAAGTGCAGGTCGGCACGCAGCAAAAATTCAAGACGGGGCACACGGTCGCGATCCTACAGCTCGGCGGGTACGCCGGGCGCGGGCGCACGACGCCGATCCCCGCACGACCCTTCCTCGGCGTGACGCGCGCAGACGTGCACGAGATGGAGCGGATCGTGTCTCACTATCTTTCGACGGCGGTGCAGCCGTGAGTTATGTGCGAGACAACCACACGCGAGTTCGAGTCATGCGAGATCACGACGATGGACGACGACAGCCCGTTGCGCTTGCGACCGGCACGAAGACGGGAGGGTGAGCGTGCCTCCGGTCACCCTCGACGCACCGTGGTACGGGCAGGAGTTCAATCCACCGCTGCGCCTCGACATTGAGTACGTCCAAGCAGTGATCGTACAGCGCCTGAAGGACTCCGGGGAGCTGTACGCACCGCTGACGCAGGTCGAGATCGCCGGGTTCCCCGACAAGCCGGAAGTGTACCGTCTGACGCACCCCGTCGGCGCGGTGCTCGTCTTCTACGCCGGGAGCACGTATACAGCGCACCCGACGACGATCGACGAGGTGCGCCAAGAGCGCGAGATGAAGTGGACACTGTCCATCGTCGCGCGCGACCTCGGGTGGGCGTACGGCGGTCCACCGTCCGGGCCGAGCCCCGGCGCGTATGGGATCGTCGAGGTGTGTCGCTACGCACTCGCTGGTTTTCAGATTACGGGGTTCACGAAGATGGTCCCGCGCGACGACCGCTTCGTGCGGCGCGACGCGGAAGGTGGCGTGTGGTACTACGAGCTGGATCTCTGCCACCGCTCGACGGTGGTCAACGTGAGCCCTGACGAGAACTTTCCGTTACTGAGCGACGTGCGCTACGTGCGCGAGAGCGTCGGCGACATCCTGAAGAGCCCGCCGCAGGTCTTCCAGTTCGACAACACCGGCGCGATTCAGCTCCCGCGTCCGCACGTGCTCGACGTCGTGGTGACGTCGACGGACGGCGTGACGACGTACGTCGCCGGGACGGACTACGATGTTGCGGACCCGGATACGGGGCTCATCCTTATCCACAGCGGTGGTGCATTGAGTTCGCTCGACTTCGTGCGGATCGCATTCGACTTCACCGAGGCGGAGGTTCCGTCTTCTCTTTAACGACGAAACGTGTAGGCTGAAAAAAGGAGATTGATATGGCTGCAAACTTCCTCCACGGCATCGAATCCATCGAAGTTGACATTGGACCGCAGGCAGTCACCGTCGTCAAGAGCGCGGTGATTGGCCTGGTAGGCACTGCACCGACGTGGTCAGGTCCTGCGCCGTCCGATGCGGTCTCGCGCGCCGTGTGGCAACCCGGCGTGAACTACTACGTCGGGCAGTCGATCATCGACTCGAACAACAACGTACAGCAAGTGACGCAGGCCGGGCAGTCCGGCGCGAGTGCTCCGGCGTTCAACGCCACACTCGGGCAGAACACCAGTGACGGTCCGCTTCTCGTGTGGAAGAACGTCGGTGTATTCAGCGGGAAGACCATCCCCGCGTGGGAGACGAACCCGAACGCCCCGTGGCCATTGTGGAACGCGGACGCGGCGTACGTCGTGGGTGACTGCGTCGTCGACGCGAACGGCAACTTGCAGCAGGCGATCGTCTCCGGTGCTTCCGGTGGGTCCGCGCCGTCGTGGGCGACGACGTTCGGCACGACGACCGTCGACAACACCGTCACGTGGAAGTACATCGAGACGGCGGAAGACCTCGCGTACGACGAGTCGCTGCAGCTCGTCAACGGCATCGGCGACGCGGAGAACTTCGGCGTCCTCGTGCGCGGGTACACGATCCCCTACGCCCTGCAGGCCATTCAGAATCAGGGCGCCGGTCAGGTCATCGTCGTGAACGTCTTCGACCGCGTGCAACACGTGACGCAGGTCACCGACGAGTCACACGTCTTTCCGGCAGCCGGCGTGCAGACGATCTTCGTCGGGCACCGCGGGATCTCGAACGTCGTCCTCGTGTGCGGGATCAACACCGGCGTGCTCGGACAGGACTTCACGATCA